GTCAAGCCGAAGGAGCCGCCCAAGTTCCGGGGCACGTGCTCGGAGTGCGGGTGCTCCTTCGAGTACACGCCCGACGAGGACTCGTACTACTCCGCCACCGCCCTCGTCCAGTGCCCGACGGACGACTGCGGGAACATGGTAATCGTCCACAAGGTCGTCTACCGCAACGGGTGACGCAGGGGGTTCCTCATGACCGCACGCCTCATCAACAACAACTCCCGGCCGGTCCTCCGCGTCCTCAAGGAGGGCGACCCCAGGGCCGTCGAGCCCGCAACGTTCCAGGGCACGTGCCCTGTGTGCGGGTGCGTGTTCGAGTACGCGTACCCCGAGGACGCCACGTTCCGGCCCGACCGGCAGCTGTACCAGGACTGCCCCACGCCCCGCTGCGGGATGGAGGTGGTCTGCGTCCGGGTCAAGGCGACGGAGTAAGTCAAGAAACCCCACGGCGGGTGAGGTGGGGTAACCAGTAAGGAGGTAACACAATGAAGGTCGCAAGGGTAAGCCGCAAGTTCTCCCCCGACCGGCTGCGTCGGGTGATCGACGCGTTCCGGGGCTGGGGGTACAAGGTGATCCCGGCCGAGCTGTCCGACCCGAACAACCGCGTCACCGCCGAGGTGTTCCCGACCAACGACGCCTACCGCATGACGCACGTGGTCAAGATCCTCGCCGCCGGGATCGTCCCGGTCGTCGGGGTCGACAACTACGAGCCGCTGCCCGCCGTCAACGGGTACTCGTGGAAGAAGCTGGGCGACGGGCTCTTCTACCCGCACGCCGAGAAGACCAGGCCCATGCAGGAGACGTCCGACCCGGGCGACTGGCGGTTCCCGCTGCCGTCCCTCGACCTCGCAACGGGGAAGCCGCTGCACTGGGCCCGCTGCTACGTCAAGGTCCGCAACCTCCGCTCCCTCCCGGTCTGGCTGCTCAACGACCCCGACCTGGTCTTCCTCGACGGCGACGCGGCGAAGTCCCTCATGCGTCCGCAGGAGCTGTTCCCCAAGGGCAAGCCCGTCGTCCTCAGCCGCGTGCCCCTCAAGATCCGCGGCGTGCAGGTCACGGGGTCGGGCGTGCGGTCCCGGCTGACGGGGCTGGAGGTCCTGGAGCGTGCCCCCGAGGACGCCAGCTACATGATGAGCGTGATGGGGTGGCCGCTGTCGTGCATCCCGATCCAGTACCTGGTCCACTACGCCGGCGGGGGAGACCTGAAGCGTCGGGTGCCCCGTGACGGGTCGCAGTCCGGGTGGGACGAGGTGTGGGTTCCGGTGGATAACTACGCCGTCCGGACGGTGCGTCCGAGGCTGAGCTGGAACGCGTTGCGGCACGAGTGGGAGGCTCAGATCCTCGACGAGAGGCTGCCCGCAACGGCGTACCTCGCCAGCCACTGCGACCGCATGTCCCCGTACGGCGACCTCCTCAAGCACGTCAAGCGGTACCTCGACTCCGGCGAGGGCCGGCTGAAGATGCGGCAGGCGGGACTGCTGCTGGAGAAGGGGGAGGCCGTCGCGTGCGAGGACGAGTTCGCGTGCAGCGACTTCTGGGGGCACGGCGTCTTCGTCCGCCGCCAGCAGTCCGTCTCCTCGCAGGAGCAGATCCGGTTCGACCTGTTCAAGGACGACACCAGGCTCGTCGCCGGCCGGGTCGAGCAGACCGTGTACGAGTCCTTCTCCACCAGCGACAAGGACCGGTTCGGGCCGTGGGGTTCTAGCCCCCGCCCGCTGTGGATCAACACCGGCCGCGTCCGCTCCAAGCTGGACCGGTACGAGGCCTCCCGCAACGCCGGCGACGACGACCCGTCCCCCTCGTACTCGCTGGAGTTCCGGTCGAAGGGGGACTCCGAGCACTGGGTCGACTCGCTGCCGGAGGAGGAGTACCGGGACTGGTCGCCCCCGACCGCCGTCTTCTCCTGCAACGAGGACGAGGCGTGGCGTCGGGCCTGGAACCTTTACAACCGCTTGCAGACCCTCGAGACCCTCTGGAAGGAACGACACGACGACTTCCAGTTCGACCACACCCGCGGGATCCTCAACCCCCGGGACCGGTTCGCCCTGATCCAGGACCAGGAAGAAGAACTCGACCACCTGGAGATCCTCCGGCTGGAGTGGTTCTACCAGCTGCAGCCCGTCCTCGACCCCGACGACAGGCTGATCGCCCAGGTGGAGGACCAGTTCTCCTCCACCCACGCCGCCGTCGCCGGCAACTGCCAGGAACCCGACCCGGAACCCGCCTTGCCTTCTGAGGCCCCCAGCGTCCCCGCCACGGCCCCCGACCCCGAGGTGGCTACCAGGCGTCGTCTGAGGTGTCAGAAGGCTTTGGAAGCGATTCTGAGCGATCTGGAGCGGTCCCCGAGGTACCCGTGGTGGGTGAAGACGACGGTGAGCGGGTACGGGTGGGTGAAGGTGTACGGTCCTGGGGAGTTGGTGGCATGATTCCGGTCGATCACGGGGTTCCGAACTGGTCCCTGACCCCGTGGGCCAGGCTGTGGCGGAACAAGAGGGTCGTGGGGTACTCCGGCCAGCTGTCGGACAGCAGCCGGCTGGAGTTGTACCCCCGTGACAACGGGGAGTGGCAGCTGCTGCTGGGCTGGGGGGACGTCCGCAAGCCCCTGGCCACGCTGCACGTGAAGTACCGGGAGGACGGGGTGCCGTACCTGTCCGGGATGTGGGGGCTGTCCCACCTGGTCGCGTTGGCCAACCCGTGGGACAAGGGCCCGAGACTCACCCTGTACACCGCACTGACACCGAGGGCCGTTGCATGAAGGCTTCACTCAGCGGGAGTCCAGTTCCCGACCCGTCGTACCTCTTCCGGGAAGACCTGGAGGAGGTCATTCGAGGCATCCAGAATGCCCTGTTCGTGGACGAGCCCGACCGCCCGGTCCGGGAGTGGGACGCCGCAACGGTGGACGAGGTGGCAAAGGTGCTCGCCGAGTACGGGTTGGCTCCGACGGACTACGAGTGACTCACCACCGGGGGACGGGGTCGGGGTGTCCACCTCCTTCGCCCTTGACCCCTCCCCCAAACTTCTAACGGTGCAACGTGAACGAACTTGTCTGCTGCAACTGCGACGAGGGGATCAGCGGCCACATGAAACTTCGTGAGCTGATCCACGTCGCCGTGCAACGCGGGTGGAACTACCTGAACGGCAGGTTCTACTGCCCCGAGTGCCGGCAAGCGTGGAGGGACGACCTGCGATGTTCCGTCTGAGACTGATCTCCCACCGCTACCGGGCCTGGGACCGGTACCACGAGTCCGACGACCTCGACGCCCTGGTCGCCCTCATGCAGCGTGACCTCAGCCACGAGAGCCACGTCGACTGGTGCGTGGAGACGAACGCCGGGACCGGGGTGTGGCGGTGCCACTGCAAGGACCTGCCCCTCAAGTACTACAACCAGATGGCCGACGTGTTCGCGTCCGGCCTCCCGCAGTCCGCCTTCTTCTAACGCCTTCGCTGCAGGAGGACTACCCGTGTACCAGTTAACCCTGATAGGCAACGCCAACGTCACCCACACGTCCGACGACCTGGTCCAGCTGCTCGCCCTCCTCGCTCAGGTTCCGCGGGAAGCGTACGACTACGTGCGGCTGTCGCAGACGTGGCTGCGATCGCCTTCCAAGGCAAGGCCCCCGTTGCAGGAGGACTACCCGTGTACCAGTTGATCCTGATGGGGCTCGAAAACTTCACGCACTGTGCCGACAACGTGGACGACCTGCTGGCGTTCCTCCGGAGGCAGCCGGACTCCGTGCTGTGTAACTACTACGACTGGTGCGTCGCCGGCCCGCGGGACGAGTGGGACTGCCGCTGCGGGCGGCTCGGGAAGTACACCCGGGAGGAGTTCGACAAGGCGTTTTCGGGGAGGGACACGTGAGCGACGACTACACCCCCGAGGAGCTGCGGCTCCTCTCCTACGTCCCGCCCATCGACTACGAGAAGATGAGACGCACGGCCGAGGAGATCAAGCGGGAGAACGGGATCTCGCCCCACGTCAACTGCATCGTGTGTTTCCGCTGCGAGAAGCCGGTGCAGTACGACCAAGACGACGAGCCGTACTGCGAGTGCAACCCGTGGGAAGTGAAGGAGAGGGAGGACGGCCGTGACTGACGAGGACATCCACTGCCTGCTCAAACGGGAGGCCACCACCACGCAGGGAAGTTACCTGCAGGGGGACAACTGGAAGTGGGACGAGGCCGGGCAGACGTGGGTCATCACCGACCCGGGTGCGAGTCCGATCTGCGTGTTCGACAAGGACAAGCGGACGTTCACGGACGCGAACCGGGAGGACGTTCACTTCCTCTGCTACGCCCGCAAGTACGTGCGGTACCTGGCCGAGGAAGTCCTGAGGCTGCGTAACGAGTTGAAGGGGGTGAGGCCGTGACGAGCGGGCAGATCAACGACCTGGAGGGCCAGGTCAAGGAAGGGTTCGAGCAGGTGGTTGCGGAACTCCGGGACCAGCTGTCGTGGGAGTACTTGCAGTTCCAACTGCTCGCCCTCGCCGACAACTGCCTGACGTCCCACGTCATCCCCCAGGAAATCTTCTGGCGGGTCAGCCACCTGATGATGGAGCTCCGCTGCCACGACCTGAAGCCGGTCGACGTCCGGGTGGACGCCCACGACCGGTGGCTCGCCTTCCTGTTCCCGAGGAGGCTCCAGAGCGTCCAGATGTACGTGTCGGACCAGGGGGCGGTGACGTTCGCGGAGAGCGGCGTGGCGTTGCACGCGTGCCAGACCAACAGGGAGTTGATCCAGGCGTTGCAAGGAGAGATAACCAGGAAGCGGGACGGGGTCAGGGCAAGTGCTTCAGAACTGTCTGGACCAGAGGGTGTCGGCAGTTGAACCGCTCGTCGAAGTCCACGACCCCGATGCCGGGCAGCCCCTCCAGCCGCTCCACGACGTCCAGGAACGCGTCCCCGGACACGTCCCGCTGCTCGGGGTCGCCCTCCAGGACCAGCTTGCAGTTGCCCCCCATGCGGGTGAGCACCATCTTCAGCTGGGCGTACGTCAGGTTCTGGGCCTCGGACACCACGACCACGCAGTCGGAGAACGTCAGCCCCCGCATGTACGCCAGGGTCTTCACCTCGACCAGGTCCTTCGGGAGCTTGAAGGCGAGCTTGCCGAGGGTGTCGTGCAGCGGGCCGAGGAACGGGTCGACCTTCTCGGCGATGTCCCCGGGCAGGAACCCGAGTTTCTCGCCCGCCTCGACGAGGGGCCGGACGAACACGACCTTCTTCTTGCGTCCGGAGTACGCCTCCCGCAACGCGAGGGCCACGGCCGTGAACGTCTTCCCCGTGCCCGCCGCACCCAGGAAGAAGAGCAGGTCGTTCTCCTCGAACGCCTTGACCGCGGCGGCCTGGTCCGGGGTCTTGGGGCAGAAGTGAAAGCTGAAGGGTTCCGTCTTCACGGTATAGTCCATTGGGGAGGGGGCAGACACCCCCGCACCGTACCGAAATCCGGACAGAATAACCACCACCCGGACCCGGAGGGCAGCTTGTACGACGCCGTACTCCTCTCAGATTTGCACATTGGCAGTCCGTATTGTCTTCGGGACAAGCTCCGCGGGTTCCTCTGCTACGACGTGCCGAGCACGAAGGCCGTGTACCTGCTGGGCGACGTGCTGGACTCGACGGAGGGCCCGTTCAGCAGCGACGACTGGGACCTGCTGGACCGGCTGCGGTTCCTGGACTGCGAGAAGGTGTGGGTGCCCGGCAACCACGACCCCGACGTCTACTACCAGTCGCGGATGGTGGGTGCCGTGGTGCAGCCGTACGTCGTGTTCGGGTCGGGCGGCCGGGCGTTCAACCTGAGGCACGGGCACGAGTTCGACGCCTTCCTGCAACGGCACCGGAACCTGAGCATGTACCTGAACCGGTGGTACCTGCTGGCCCACTGCGTCCACCCGGCCCTGGGGCGGTGGTTCAAGAAGCGGTGCATCAACTGGAGCGACTGCACGACCAGTCTGCGGGAGGCGGCCCTGGACCTGTGCAGCAAGAACGGGTACGAGGCGGTCGTCTGTGGGCACACCCACAAGGCGAGGATGGAGAAGGGGTATGTTAATCTGGGGTGCTGGACGGAAGACAAGGAAACATATTATGGAACGTTATCCGATGGACGCCTTGAGCTCCACTACGTCCCCTAGAAGAAAGAAGCCTTTACCTCCAGCCCCTCCAAAGAGTTTGATGCTGCACCCAGTAGACTGCCCGCTCGTGTCTGCGGCGTTGCGGAAGGTGCTGGATGAAACGAGGAACAACTTGAACAAGTACAGGACGATAAAGAAAAAGGGGCTCCAGCTAGGTGCCGACGAAAAGGCCGAGCTGATTCAGCTGGAGCACAGGGAAAACAGGCTGACTCAGATTATTGCGGAACTGGACGGCAGTGACGCCTAGTACGTCAGCGGCACGGAGGCAGAGGGCACCGGTATCTTTCCTCCCCTTTTCCCTCTGCCTCTCCGCGTACCTCTTGAGGACGTCGAGGCAGTGACGACACCGAAGCTTCCCCTCGACTGGGGTCCTCTTGACGCACGTGACGCACAGGCCTCCGGCCAGCCCCTCGGCCCTCCGCCTCTTGTACCGCTCTCGGTGGTACTCCGGAGTCGTTCCGTAACTAGAACCAGAGGCCCTCGTTCCCGAGCCAGACGTCCCGCTTGCGGGGCTGTCGGACGGCCCAGAGGGCTGCCATGGCGACGGCACAAAACCGGTCGTCGTGCGTGTTCGGCGGCGGGTTGTAGACGCGGTACCCGGTGGGGAGGACTTTGATGGCGACGGACGCGAGCTCATCGGTGAAGGTCTCGACTCTTTGTCGGCCGTCCCGGTCCTTGATGAGTAACGAGCCGCAGCCGGGACGCCACTTAATCTTACCATTCACGATGAGGTGTCTAAGGTTCTCGGCGATGGCGTGGTTGCCGTTCCCGCCTCGCGGCTGGAAGACTTCCATGTTAAGAAGTCCGGAGTACTTCTGCAGGACCTGCTCCATTTGATACTGGTCCACCACGACCGTGTCGACTCTGTAATTCTTCCGCTGCTCGTCCAGCCAGGCCTCAATGTCGGAGATCGGTACGTGTCGCTCCTTACTGCCCTGCCAAACCAGGAGCTCGTCGACGACGATCGTCTCCCCCTCCCGGTGCAGGCGGGCCAGCGTCGTCCGGTCCTTGACCGGGCCGTAGTCGATCGCCAGCCAGCACGGCGTGTTGGCCCCCGGCTCCAGCAGCGTGACCGAGGGGTCCTCGCAACGGAGTGCCTGCTCCCGGGTGACGTACTCGCACCCGTGACGTGCGGGGGCCCAGACGTTGTCGTACAGCATGGCCGCCATGACGGGCGGCATCATCCGCCGGTCCTGCTCCCGGTCCTCCTCGTTCATCCACGTGGCGAGGGAGTGGGGTGCCTCGTACACGTACCACAGCCCCGTCTCCGCCATCAGCTTCTTGGCCTCCTGCAGGACGTCCCACTGCCACGACTCCTGCACGCCGGCGTTGGTGATGACGACGAGGATGCCCTTGGGCCGCTTGGAGATGCCGGACATCAGGGTGCGGAAGAACTCCTGGTCGTTCCACTGCGACAGCTCGTCGACGATCACGAGGTCGCCGCGGATGCCCTGGTTGCCGCCGGCGTCCGTCGCGAGGACGTGGAGGCGGGAGTGGTTGACGCCGACGACCCTCCAGTTCTTGAACTCCATCCGCTTCTTCATCCACGGGTTCAGGTTCACCTCCGTCTGCATCGAGTCGACGATGAGGGCGGCCTGGTCCCGGTCCTTGGCGGCGGCGTACGCGGCCAGCGACGTCTTGTTGAACCCCATCGCCCAGTTGAGGAGGCGTGCGATGAGGGTGGTCTTGTCGTGGCCCTTGGGCAGGGTCAGCCAGAACCGACGGGGCCCCTTGTACTGGCGGCGGACGTTGGCGACGTACTCGATGGCGGGGGTGAGTCGCCCGGCGAGGGCCCACTGCCAAGGTTCCGCCACTTCACGGAACGGCTTCGGCGGCTGCGAGTTGATGACCACGTGCCGCAGGTAGTGGGTGATGGAGAGGGCGGCGTCCCGCTCCGCCACCACCCACGCCCGCTCGAGCTTCTTGATCAGTTCACCCTTGTCGGAGTCGGTCATGGACGTGCAATCCCGTCTGCAAATGTTCGTCACCGTCTGCGGCCTCGCGTTCCAGCCGTACGGCCCCGTGGAGGTGCAGGCGTACTACCACCCCGTTGCGGGGAAGTTCGTCTTCGGGCTGGCGATCACGGTGGCGGGCACGCGTCACGCGTTCGCGGGGGTCGGGGACGACCCGCCGGCGGTGGCGGAGTCGGTGTTGAGGCAGGCCAACGAAATCATCGACGAGTCCATTCTAACGGAGGCTTGATGGACACCATCACACTCGAACGCATCGACGACGACCTGCAGTACCACTTCACGGTCCGCTGCAACGGGGCCGAGTTCAAGCTCGAGGTCCACCCCGCCGTGGTCAGCAAGCTGGTGGACGACCTGGCCGAGTCCGCCGTCGCGGTGGTGGGGGACCGATGTCACCTGAACAACTAGAGGCGTACGGGTTCCGGGAGAGTAAAACTTCCTCCCACGACCGCCACGACGCCCAGTGGTGGTACACCGTCAAGGATAAAAAGGGGAAGAAATTCCCAATCCTGGTCCGGTTCTGGAGGATGAGCAAGTACTCCTCCCCCGAGCGGGGGCAAGTGGAGGACGGGTGGGACTCGGTGGCGTACTTCAAGCTGACGAAGGACCGGTACTGTCACGTGGAGATGGGCTGCCGGCACGAGACCCCCGAGCAGCTGGTGCGGCAGTTCAAGGTGATGTTCACGAGGCTGCGGTGCCGTTACAACTCGCTGTGGGGTGAGTGATGACGTGCCTCGGGTGTCAATCCACTCTTCCCGCAACGCCGTCGGCTCGACTGTGCGACCCGTGCCGGGCCCTGGTCGTCATCCCCGACCGGCTACTCGGGCGGGTCACGTGCGGCTGTGGGAGGCCGCTGCAGCCCTCCTTCCGGCCGACGGGGAGGTGGGTCAAGTCGAAGGGTCAGAAGGCCCCTGAGTACATCCTGTGCGTCCCGGAGGCCGACTGGGAGGGAACTCCTATTACCTGTCGGCGTTGCGTGAAGAGAAGGGAGGCGTCGTGAGGATAGAAAAGGCGTTGCACGACATCGACAGGAATTGTGGCATCCACTCAGAGGTAACGTTCCGAAAGAACAAAGATGTGTGGTGGGGGTTCGTCCGGGACTCCAATGGTAAATTCAAGGCCGACGCCTTCGGAACCACCCTTGCTGAGTGTGCGGTGGAGCTGGACAACCGCTGGAGAGAGAAGCTGTGAAAATCAAGTGCGTGGTGGCGTGCCGGGACGCGGGCGGGACACCGACCTTTTACCCGTGCGTCGTAACGACCACGCGGGAGGGGTACGACAACGGGGACCACTACGACGTTGCCGTAGAGGAGGCGAACGAGGACGGCTACGCGGTGGGTCCGCACGCCCTGGTCTACGACGAGTACGACGGCCCCGCGTTCTTGTTCCGCCACTTCTTCCCGGAGATCAACTGATGGCGACCAGGCAGATGAGGGCGGTGTGCGTGGTGTGCGAGAGGCCGCTGCACCCGGGCGAGAAGGTGCTGGCGTTACTGGGTGCAACGCTGTCGGACCAGACGGTCAACGCGATGAGGAGCCGGGTCAAGCCAGGCAACCTGCGGGCGATCTACCAGGGGAGGCACCGCCACCAGGGGTACCTCCACGGCGAGTGCTACGTATCTCTGATGAAAAGGAGGGAGTGGTGACCGATGACAGTTCCCGTGGGTAACGAGCTGGACGTGGAAGTAGGGGTCAAGGTCTTCGGGATGACGCGGAGGAGGTCCCACTTCGCCTTCGCGGTGTCGGAGAAGGAGGCGGAGAGTCCGGAGTACTGCCGGTACGCCTGGGACTGGTACTCCCGCGACGGGACCCACGTCGTCCTCAAGCACTACTCCACGTCGAACGAGACCGCCGTGGAACTCCTGACCGCTGCGACGAAAAAAGGAGTGAGCGTCAAGGCGGAGTACGAGAACAAAAAGTGGTGGGTGGTCTTCACCCACAAGAAGAACCAGATACAGGGGTGGGGCGAGGGTGCCACGTTCCCCGAGGCGGTCGCCCGTGCCCTGGTCCGCTACGCCGAGGAAGTCGACAAGGTCCGCAACGTGTTCCTGGAGGGGTAATGCGTAACCTCGCAAGCGTCCAAGTGATCAAGTCCCTCGCCGACGTCCCCAACTCCGACAACCTCCAACTCGCCTCCGTGCTCGGGTGGAAGGTGGTCGTGAGCAAGGGCGACGGGTACCGCGAGGGCGACCCCGTCGTGTACTGCGAGATCGACTCGCTGCTGCCGGAGAGGCCGGAGTTCGAGTTCCTCCGCAAGAACAGCTACAAGCCCGCACGCCACGACTTGCCCGCCGGGTTCCGAATCCGCACCCAGAAGCTCCGCGGCCAGGTCTCCCAGGGCATCTGCTTCCCGCTGTCCGTCCTCCCGCCCGGCACCCCCGCTGCACCCGGCACCGACGTCACCGAGGCCCTCGGAATCCTCAAGTGGGAGCCGCCCGCAGCGGTCGGGATGGGCAGCCGGGCCAAGGGGTCGCTGCCCGCCTTCATCCAGAAGACGGACGAGACCCGCGTCCAGGTGATCGAGGACGTGTTGCAGCGGCACCGCGGCAAGACGTTCTACGTCACCGAGAAGCTGGACGGCACCTCGTTCACCGCCTTCATCAGGGGCGGGGCGTTCGGCCTGTGCAGCCGCAACCTGCTGCTGGACGAGACGGACGAGGGCGGGGTGATCCCGCACGCCGCCAAGTTCCTCAGGGTCCGGGAGAAGCTGGAGGACCTGCGGGTCGGCCTCGGGCGGGACGTCGCCGTGCAGGGGGAGCTGGTCGGGCCGGGCATCCAGAAGAACAAGTACGGGTTGACGGCCCCGGAGCTCTACGTGTTCAACCTGGTCGACCTGGACACGGGCAAGCTGCTGCCGGTGTCCGACCTGACCACCTCTGTTCCCGCCTTCGGGTTCAAGGTGGTGCCGGTTGTGGGTGACGTCGTCCTCAACCACACGGTGGACGAGCTGGTGGAGTTGGCGAAGGGGGCGAGTGTCCTCAACCCCGCAACGAAGAGGGAAGGAATTGTGCTCCGCACGCCCGTGGAGGAGTACGACCCGACCCTCGACGGACGACTCAGCTTCAAGGTGATCAACCCCGACTTCCTGCTCAAGTACGACGAGTAGCCCTGCGTTGCACCAGGATCGTCTCAGTGGCTATCGGATCCTTGCAACGGGGGTCGGGTCACTGAGTCCTCGGAGGGCTTCCTGGGGGAGCGGGTAACGTTGCGAGGAGGCAGATCATGGGAGTCGACTACTTCAGTCACGCCGTGTACGGGGTTCTCCTCACCCAGGAGGAGATCGAGGAGTTCGGCCTCGGCCCGTACGCCGTTGTGAAGTACGAGGACGACGGGTCCGAGATCCCCCTTGGCGTCCTCGACGGCCTGGCGGACAGGTTCAACGCCCCGCTGGAGCTGATCGACCTGTACTGGACCGGGAGCCGCGACGACCGGCCGGGCAGGTGCCACACCCCGGAGGGGCGGTGGGTCCTGGGGGTCGGGGTCTGGAACTTCCCCACGCCGCGGGTGACCTCGGACACCTTCCGCCAGCGTGGGGAGTGGCACTTCTGGGTCACCTACGGGTGACGGAGGCGTTGCGGGAAGAATTCAGAAGGGAATTGTCATGCGTCACTACTGCAACGCGGTCTTCGGCATCAAGCTGGACGCCGAGGACGAGTTGGAGATCAACAAGTTCCGGTACGACAGCCACGGCGAGGAGGTCGAGGACTGGGACCTGGACCAGGCGGCGTACGACCGGCTGTACAGGAAGTACGGTCTGACCCAGAAGCCGGTCCTACACTGGACGGACCAACACATGGTGAAGTGCGACATGCCCCACGACTCGTACGTACTCGGGTACGCGTACATCGACTTCCCGCACCGGAAGGTCACCGACGAGGTGTTCCTGAGCAAGGCCCAGTGGTACGAGTGGGTGTACTACTGCTGAAGGGAGGTGGTGTGGAATGCACTGCAGCACCTGCGGGTTCTTCCCGTGTCGCTGCGTCGGCGGTATGTAGCGAAGCCCCCGAGTTCAAGGACGGACTCGGGGGCTTTCCTCACTCGTCCTTCAGCATCTTCTCGGCTTCCTCCGCCGTGAGTGGGGAGTCGATGACCACCTCCCCCGGCAGCTTGTAGTCCAGGGACGGCATGTCGTTGCCGGGGGAGAACCCCATCTTCTCCAGCTCCGCCCTCAGCTCGTCCACCCCCAGCTCGTTCAGGTTCACGCCCACGGACACGTCCACCCGCTTCTCGGGGGCGTCCAGTCCCAGCAGCTTGCTGCGTCTCTCCATGATCTTGAGGAGGACTTCGATGTTGCGTGCCCGTCTTTCCTTGGGTGCGGCGTTGAAGTTCTCGTCCTCGATGGTGTCGTGCCACAGCCGCATCATCATCATGTCGAGGCGTGCGAGCTCGATCTGGAGGAGGTCCTTGGTGGCGGTCTCCATCTCGTACTTGAGGGCCTTGAACGCCCGGTTGTACAGGTGGATGACGCGTCGCGGGGTGACGCCCAGGATCTTGGCGATCTGCTGGTTGGTCATCCCCTGCAGCTTGTACTTGACCACCTTCAGGGAGGACTCGTTGGCCCGGTAGCGGGACGGGTGGAACTTGCTCATTCGTCGCCCCAGTGGGAGTGCCACTCGAACACGTACGCGTTGTCACTCGGGTCCTCGTACGCGTCACGGACCACCTTCTTGCAGCGGAACCCGCACGCCTTCAGGAACTGCTGCACCGGCAGGTCCTCCTCCCGCACCACCGCCACCACCAGGTCCCGGGAGTTCGGGCCGAAGTGACGCTGCACCACGGCGACCAGAGAACTGCCGACGCCCTGACGCTGGCTGTCCTTGTGGACGGCCAGGGCCCGGATGGCCAGGTGGCGGGACCGCACCTCCACCGCCACGTACCCGATCACCCGCCCGTTCAGCTCGACGAGGACGAGGCGGATCTTCGGGTGGCGGAGGGCGGTGCGGAAGTCCGACGCGTTCCAGTACTCCGCCTGCCGCGTCGACCGCTCCACCCGCAACAGACCCCGCAGGTCCGACTCCTCCGCGAACCGGACGTAGGGGACGTCGGGCGGCACCTCGGGCGGAAGGGTCGTGGTGGTCGCGGCGGGGGGAGGCGGGACGGAGGCGAACAGCTTGAGGATGTTGCGGATGACGCTCATAGGCTGAGCCACTCCAGGAACGTTGCGAGGAGGTACAGGAGGACCGAGGCCGCGAACGCGGTGACGAGGTGCCCCAGGAACACGCCCGTGAAGTGCCTCATTCGCCCTCCTTGACGGGACGCATGGACCGGAAGACGAGCGTCTCCCCGTCCAGCTGGTAGCTGACCTCGAACGTCGGCTGGGCGTTGCACCAGTCGTGGTACAGGAGGACCTTGCCACCCGCATCATAGACCTTGGGGCCTACGTTGCGTACGAGCCAGCCGTCCCTCACGTGCCGCGGCGACACCACGGCCCCGTCCATCGGCCCGCCGTACAGCGGGATCGCCTCCAGCTGCCCCGTCACTTGGCCTTCTCCAGCGTGTCCACGATCATGTCCAACGCCTTCCGCCACCCCACCATCGTCACCAGCTCGCCGACGTCCCTGAGGAACTTGCCGGGCTCGCACGTCACCTCGGCGTCGAGGGCCGTGTCGTCGATCTCGATGTAGACCTTCACGTGACCTCCGAGTGGGAAGGGGGGAGACTTACTCCCCCCGGACCCCGTTGCGACTAGATGGGGAGTCGTGCGGACACGCAGCCTGCCCCCTTGCGGGACGTCTTCTTGCTGGCCCGCAACGCCTTCAGGTCGGCCCGCAGCTGCTTCACCTGGTTGCGGATCTCCGCCACCTCGGCCGTGCGGGCGTCGATGCGGGTCGTCAGCCGGTCGATCTTGTTCAGAATCTGCTTCTCGGTCATCTTTCTTTCCCTTACCCAACACTCTCCGGGTACACACCCAGGGTAACGGGGGCGTGTCCCGACCACCACAGCTCCCCCGCGGCGAACGACCACGGGCTCATGGCGGAAAAAACTCCGTTGCAACGGGGGTAACACCCCAGGCTCAACTCGCACGACCCGTCGTCCCGCACCTCGACGTGCGTCGGGGCGTCCAGGAAGGCGAACGCGTCGTCCAGCAGTCTCAGTAAACTCATCCTACCAGCCACCTCCACACCATGTGGGTGACAATGCCGCCGATCCACGCGAGCGTGATCAGGCACAGGCCAAGGCACCCCTTCAGGTCTTCGCCGCTCTTCTCACTCACTTGACGTCTCCCAGGTAGTACAGGAGGCATGCGGCCACCACGCCCAGCGACACCACGACCCACAGGCAGCCCTTGAGGAGTCTCCGGTCCGAGTCGTTCACGCGGTCCCTTTCAGAGCAGGTAGTGGAGCAGGACGTGCGTGACGCAGCCGAGGGCGGTGGCGACGCAGGCCCCGACGACCAGCCCGTTGTGGAACGAGGAGGCCATGGCCTCGTGGAGGATCTGGATGACCTCGTCTGCTTCTTTCCGCGTCACGGGCTACCCTTCTTTATAAACTCTGGTGCAACGCTACTGGTCTTGCCGGGACTCTCCCGAGTCCGTTGCGACCATGAGGAGGATCAACATGGCGAGGACGGCGGACACGATCGCGAAGTCCACTACACCTTCCTCCACCCCGTCTCGAGGGCGTGCGACCCGTCTTCCAGCGGCACCTTCTCGTAGTCCGCGAACAGCTCGTAGTGCGACACCAGGTCGTACACCGCGACCGCCAGCTGGCGGATCTCGGGGTCCGCACCCGCACTCGCCCGCATCTCGAAGAAGTGACGCAACGCCCGAGCGTTCGCCGTGGCCACCAGTGTCGTCACCACGGCCGTCGGGAGCACGCTCCTGGCCGCCTGCCGGATGGCCTTCTTGCGTTCCGTGGCGGACTCGCCAGGGCCCTTGGAGAGGGCGTTGACGATCTGCCGGTAGGAGTCGAGTGCGTTGCGGCAGGACAGTTCCCAGAGGAGGCGTGCGTGGTCGTCGCCCCTCACCTTGTGGGGCACCACGACCCCCGCCTCCGACTCGTCCACGTACCGGGTACTGCGTTGCGAGTAGGCCCAGCCCGCCCGGTGCCGCACCAGCTCGTGACTGCACCCCCTACTGACGTCGGTGACGAGGAACGAGAAGGACGCGTGCTCGAGGACGGAGTTCCCGCACCACACGGGGCGACCGTTGCGGCGAACGTAGAGGGTGCCGTTGGGAACTTCAGCACAGTAAACCGTGCCCTCCCAGCCGTCGACCCAGTAAGTCTTACCAGAGCAGCCCGAGTACTTGTTAACTTCGGGTCGAGTCGTACGTTCTGGAACGTGAAATCTGTAGAGGGGCTTATCGCCGTACGACGTGGGCCGCATGTCAGGCCCGTACGTCTCGCCCTGATTCGCACACCGCCCCGTGTGCAAACAGAGCTGTTGGAACTGAGACGCGAGTGTCGCACTCGTCGTGCAAAAGGACCAGCCGGTACCGTGACTGCCGTCCGCCTGCATCAGGCCTGCGTACAGACCCTCGAGGTCCCGCGGAGACAAACCGAACAGCATCCAGGAAGGAATACACTTTTCCCCCCAGTCCGTGTAGATTTGGGAGAAGGTGTTTTTCACATCCTCAGGAAGGTGAACGACGTAGTTGTCGCCCTCCATGTCCATGACGAAACCGAGGTTGCCGACGGTGTGACGCAACCAACTAATCTTGCGTTCACGCCGTAAATGAAAGACAAGGCGTCCTGAAGACCGCAAGTACCCGTCCCCGATGGCGAACCCCAACAAGGCATACAGGTCAGGGTTCTCTGTCTCGTTGGGGGTCCTCCAGGTTCCGACCTTAAGATAGGCGTGCGACCTGTGACCAAGGTCCTCGGCCGTTATGAACTCGTAACTCAATTTCTTGCGACCCACCCTCGTGGTGGTCGGGCACACGTACATGCGGTGGTTGGGAGTCACGAGGAGGTCAACTTGCTGCGACTCCACTCTGTACATGCGACCCTTGTACGGGAACTGCACCAGCCGGTAGGGGATTTCGTAGGCAATAGTTCCGTCGGGACGCAGGGTTGCGAGGGCGTCGTTCTCCGTTACGTGCTCCCAGAACTTCCAGCCGTATGTAGTCAGCACCTCCGTCTCACCGTCGTAACACCCGTGAGCCTGCTCCTTGATGCGGTCGAGGTACGCCTTGTTGCCGCCGGGTCGGCGGTTGGTGAACGAGTCGTAGCAGACGCGTCCGGCGGCCTCGCACAGGGCGTCGGGGGACGTGGTCCCGGAGGCGGCGGCCTGGTACTGGAACGCGTCGTGCCCCTGGTACTCGAGTGCCCGGACGAGGCTGCCCTGGTGCAACGCGGTCGACGCCAGCAGCCAGACGCGTGGGCGGTCAACGACTCTCATGGGTGCCTCCGAACAGGTCGTCCAGCGTTGCGGGGAGTTGACCCTTGGCAATCATCCACTCGTACGCCATCAACGTGAACGCGTTCCAGGCGACGGCGGCGAGGTGGTCCTCGTCCCGGTCCCCGTCCCGCCACTGGATCAGGTGCCGGTAGAGGGACTCGTACACGCGGGACAGCGGCATGCCCTTCTGCCAGTTGTGCTCGCCGTACTTCTCCGCACCCCGGGCGTACAACTCCGCCAGCCGCCGCAACGGGCCGGTCGGTATCAGCCCGTACCGGGGCTTGCCCGTCTGCACGTCACGCCTGGCACCCGTCGCGAACTCCTCCCGCTGCCCCGAGTCCTTGGTGACGAACGAGTCCTGTTTCACCGGCTCCGGCCCCCACTCCTTCGAAACGGAGCGGAGACTGACGGAGCTGTTCGGGTCGAAAGGGTACCCGGGCGTACTCACCAACCGCTTCATCTCCTCGTCCGGGACGATCGGCATCACGTTGCCGGACTCCTTCGCGGCCTCCAGAAACTCCTTGCGTCGGGCGGCATCATTGAGGCACGGAACTTCCTTCTTGTCCCCAGCAACAAAATCCGCCAGGTTGGTACTCACGCCCTTACAGGGGTCCCCGATCACCTTCCGCAACTCCATGCGTCGGGCGGCTGCACTGGGGCACGGCACCGCCCCTTCCGGCGGGTTGTCGCCGGAGTCGCTGTCGGCCTCCCAGATCTGCTGCTGACGAATCCACTCCAGCTGCTTCTCACTCAACATCTTTCGCTCCTGTGGGACGACCGGCATGACTCCGACGCCTGCTTCTTCTCGTCGGGGACCTCCGGGGCGGCCCGCTCCCCGCTGCCCGTGGGTCCCGTGTAGGGGGTGTAATCGTCGCCGGAGTCTTCGTCGGCCATGTAGATCTGCTGCTGACGAATCCACTCCAGCTGCTTCTCAGTTAGCATGCGTCTGTCTCCTTCCGTACTCCGCTATGAGGTACGCCTCCGCCATCCCGTCGTGGTCCTTCACCTTCCCCTTTTCCTTGCAACGCAGTCTACTCACGAGCCTCGGGGAGTTCTCCCGGATCCACTGGAACGTGTCCTTCTTGTCGCTGGTCAGGTTGAAGTACTTCTTCCAGACCGTCGGGCGGACCTGGTGCAGCGTGACGAACCCGTGCCGCTGCGAGTACGCACGGGCCGTCGCGAGGACGGTGTGGTACGTGCCCCCGAACGTGAAGGCGGACGAGCGTGACCCCGTCGGGAACGCGTTCACCTGCTCTATCCAGAACCGGTCCACGCCGCGGGCCTCGAGGAAGGAGAACACCTCGTTGATGTCCACGACCCCGTCCTTCACCGGCATCGGGATGGCAACGGCGTCTGTGCCGTCGCCCGACAGCCAGCAGAGGCCGCCCTTCAGACCCGGGTCGACGCCGACGACGTCCATGTCACCTCCCCTTGATCTGGCCCTTCATCAGCCGGTCCCGCAGCTTCTTCTGGTTCCGCGTCGCAACGACGGAGAGCGGAACGCCCAGGTCGTACGCCAGACTCGCGAGGTAGTACAGCGTGTCACCGAGCTCGTCGAGGATCTTTTCCTTGCGTTCCGGGGTGACCTGGGCGTCCTCGTTGCGGATCATCTTCTTGACCTGGTCGGCCACCTCGCCGGCCTCCCCCGCCAGCCCGAGTGCGGTGTAGAACACGTTCCACTGCGGGTCCCACTGCCGGGTCTCCAGGGTGAACGTCTGGTACTCGTCGAGAGTCATGTCGTCTCCTTTCACTTGACGGGGCACACGCCGCCCTTGCACTCTTCCGTGTCGAGGTCGAACAGTCCGGTAACCTTCTCGAACTCCGGACGCTTCAGCCGCTTCTTGTAGTCGTGGTACTGGGCCTCCGTGACCACCTCCTGCGGCAGGTACGGGTGGCCCAGGTCGGCCGCGGTCTTCGTCGGGTCCGTGCGTCGCAGTAGCGATACGGCCACGAACCCGTCGTCCCACCGGCGGTGGATCCAGTCGGCGACTTCCGGGATTTCCTCGGGGGAGTAGCTGATGGTGCAGGACACGTTGTGGTCGGCCCACAGGGTGTTCCAGCGGAGGTACCGTTCGAGTTGGGCTACGGCGGGCTCGAGGTTAACCTCCTTGCCGTCGACCCGGTCGAACTTGATGCCCTGGTAGTCGAGCGGCCAGCACACGAGGACGTTGTTGTGGTCTTGCGGGTTGGGGAGGATGCGGTAGCCAGCGTCGTCCAGCAACGGTACGAGGGGGTCGTGGACCGAGAAGTTCGTGTTGTTGAAGATGTACCTTCCGAGGGGCCGGTGCAGCCCCTCTCCGAGCTCACCCAGCTCCCTCGTGCCGGCGATTTTCGTGCGGGTCCCTTCCGGCTTTTCCGTCGTCACCGCCTTGGGCCGCGGCAGTCCCAGCTCGTCGGCCATGGAGTACGCCCCGTACACGGCGGCGTTGCGGAGGCGGCGGATCTGGTAGTCCGTGATCCACTCCGACTGGATCAGCCCCGTCATGGAGACGCCACAGAGGCGGAGCGACTCGTTCGTCTGGTGCCACGTCGGCTGCAGGATCTCGTCCCGCAGGTCCACGCACGTCTGGCGGTAGTTCGCACGGGCCATCAGGTACACCGCACGCTCCAACGCCGCGAAGTTCCTCCGGAACATCGGCGGGGCCAGACTCACCAGGTTGCAGAACCCATGATTAGATAAACATATTTCCATGCACGGGTTCCCCCCTTGCGTCCACGGTGCCCTCCGCTGAGCGGCCTCCGCGTTCATGAACCCGGGGTCCCCGCCGCACTCGTCCGCCGCGTGGATGAGCTCGAGGATCTTCTGCCTGGTCGGCCTGGACCAGTACATGACGGTGTTGTTACTCTGGCGGCGTTGCGGGTTGTTGACCCAGTACTCACGCTTGGCGACCGCGAACTCTTCCAGCCGCGGGTTGCTGGCGTCCATGAGGGCGATCTCCGCGGCCCGGCGGCTGGACAGGATTTGGCCCAGGTGGTTGAGGACGTCGAGGATGTCGATGTCGTCCAGCAGGTCCCCCGTCTTGGCGTTGAGGATGTGGTGGATTGCGACCAAGGCCTCCGCAAAGGGCTTGTACCCGTTGCAAATCCACCCGTACCCCTTCAGCCGGCCGCCAGGACCGCGGACCTCCCGGAAGTCCAAAACGAGCTTCTTGACGCAGGCGACCTTCTGGTTGAACAGCTTCCCGACCGCCTTCGCCCACGCCTGAGCCGAGTCGCCGACCTGAATGGTCCACGTGTTGCCGTTCGACTCCGACGGCAAGGTCTCTACGTTGTCCGGCCGACCCTTTTCGTCCTTGCCCCGCAGGCTGGGGAGGACTTCAACGACCGGGACGTGACACAGGTACCCGTGCAAGGTCCCGACCCGAGGCTTAAAGCCGACGCCGCACCCGTTGAGCAACAGCCACGCCGCGTCTACGACGTCGTAGACCGTGGACACCTCGAGGAACGAGCAGTTACCCGTGACGACCCCGTTAGGGAGGACAAAGGAGTGGTCGTCGTCCACCGTCAGACACCAGACTTCCTTCTCCCCGACGCACTCGACAGAGTCGACGATGTACCCGTTCGTGCGGGCACACCCGGACAGGTTGGCCCTGAGCTTGTAACAGAAAGACACGCCGGACCGCTTGCCGTAATTCGTCTCGTTAGTAATCTGTCGGCGACTCAGTACGTACAGACCAACGACAGGGAAAAATTTTTCTATGAACGCACAGGCTTCTTCCCCTGTCGCCTGAATCCCCTCAAACAACTCGTTGCTCTGAGACTTGTTCCCGTCAGCGTCGAGGTAGCCGCGGACGAACGCACGCAACTTGTTAACTCCCTCGGACCCGTCCGGCAGCGTCTTCAGGTACTTGCCGGTGTACGCAATGGGGTCTCCGTTGCACGAAGGCGGGTATGAGTACGAGAAGCCGAGCTCCCCGAACCGGAAGGCGTACTGAGCCTTCTTGCCACAAAGCCGCACCATGCTGTTGACGCAACCGCAACTCTTGACCAGCGTCCCGTCGCCGTAAACGAACCCGTACGCCCACCACAGCTTCTCGTCCAAAGAGGCGTCGTCGTAGTTCCAGTCGTAGAAGGAGACTGGCGGGGCAATAAGTCTGTCTTCCGGCTTGAGTCCCTGGACCCGCGACTCGTCCTTGAGAATCCACGTGTGGTCGTATGAGAATTCCTCTACCTGTCGGTTACTTCCCCGGCGGAACGTGATCCGCTGCACCGGCCTGACCCCGACGCGTGACACGACCGCCGGCTTCCAGTTGCCCCTGTGCGTAAGGACCTCGACGGTGTCCCCGTGCTCGAAGTCGAGGAAGGACTTGACTCCCTGACGCGTGATGAACTTCGTCTCGCGGACGGCGGGGTTGAACTGACTCGCACTCCTCTTGTACGCGTACTCCGTTCCACCCAGCCACAGCGTCCTCCCGGCAACGAGCCCCGCACGGGACAGGCCGAGGGACTTCAGCTCCTCGAGCTCGGAGAGGTCGGGGGTTCCCCCCGCCTCCTCCCACAGCCTGACGTGGTGGGCGTACGTGGACCGCTGGACGACCTGGTCCCAGGTCTCGAGGACGGTGCCGGACTCGTCGGTGGGCCGGCTGTAGGTGCGGAGCGTCAAAGCCACCGCCCGGTCGGACGGCGT